ACCAGCTAGGGACACTCGACCCGCCGCCTGTGTCATGCCAACGTGTCGAATTGTCTCTGTCTGCGGCCAACCAAGGATCATTTGGGGAGTTAAAGGAATTCGCCGTTATCTTGACTCGGTTCGTCGTTTCGGCCGTCATCTGCGGAATAGCGGTGGCTGTTTGCGTTGACACGGAGCCGCCTGTCGAAACGTCGTCCCATCCTGTATCTGTGAGATCCAGTAAGGTTGATACGCTGGGCCGCGACATCGGCACGTCAAGCCCAGGTGCTACAGGCGTTTCCCATGTGTTGCCCGTGTCGCTTGGCAACCAAACGCGCATGATACCGCCTGTCAATTCAAGCAGAGCGAGATCAGACGTAGAGGCGACGAACTCAATCCACGCCGCGCCGGTATCGTTCAATGACGACCCAAGATATTTGGTGCCTGGGCGCATGATCATCGGACCTTGCGTCTTCGGCAGCCAATTGGTCATTTCTTCGGCAGACAGCCGCGTGCGATCAAGGTCCGTACGCGCGAGTGATGTTTTGGAGATGATTCCCCTATTAAACGCCAAAATAGGCCCGTAAGCTGTTGCCATTATTGCTTTCCTTCGGATCCTACTATATTATTTTGGTGAGGTGTCAAAAGGGTGTTCCATGGCAAAACGTCTTGAACTTACTGGACAGAAATTTGGTCGCTTAACGGCTGTTAGAGATATCGCCATTATTAAGGGTCAAGGGGCACAATGGTTGTGCCGATGTGATTGCGGCAACGAGGCAAAAATCATAGCCAAGAGACTAAAGAGCGGTCACACCAGATCCTGTGGCTGCCTGCATACGGAAGCTGTCCGCAGACCTCGCACACATGGAGGATCACAGACCAACGCTTATTCGTCGTGGCAAAACATGATCTCCAGATGCACGCATCCAAGCTACCCATCATATGAACACTATAAAGCCCGTGGCATAACCGTTTGTGACCGTTGGAAATCCTTCGAAAACTTCCTGGCCGATATGGGTGAGCGCCCCGGTGGGTTTCGTGAGTACAGCCTCGAACGTATCGACAACGACAAAGGTTACGAGCCAGGCAACTGTTGCTGGGCAACATGGAAAGAGCAAGCCAAAAACCGCACGGACAACAGCGGCGAGAAAAACCCAGCTGCAAAACTGACCAACGAGCAGGCCGCCGCCATTCGATCTGATCCGCGCCGCCAGCATGTAATCGCCGCCGAATATGGCGTTAGGCAACAGCAGATAAGTCGCATCAAAAGCGGAACGCGACGCCGGAACGGTTAACCCGTAAAGCTATTGCGGCTGCCGCGATCGCCACGGCTGGAGCGACCAGAGCGGGATTCCGTCCATGCCCCAGCCGGCTTGAACTTAGGCTGATTTTCGTTCATGTCGTCCTCGTTAAGGGCAGTCCGTCTCGCTTTCTCGCGATCTTTCTTCAGCTGCTCCCACAGGCCCTTGTCCTGCGTCAGGCGCATGCAGACGCGCACGGCAAGCTCCATCTCGACAAAGCGAGCGAACGCTTCCGTCCAGCGGGTCAGATCGAGCCCTAGCCCGGTATCGTCCGACACGTACCGCACATAGATTGGCGTGATGTCGGCAGACCAGAAGTTTGAATCGTCGTAATACTGCATCAGAGGGTAATGCAGATATTCATCGCCGGAAACGGCATATGAACGAACCCAGTCGGCCGGCTTGGCAAATACCTTCGTATAGCCGAAATTCGGCGTCACGCCGGTATCTGCATCAAGCTGCACCGTCTCCATGGCGAAGTTCCACGAGCCACGGCTTAGACAATAAGCAACAACCCGGTCGTACACGTCATCAAGCGCACGACGCGCCTCTACGTTCTCGGTAGTCAGAACCTTTCGGTTCCCCAATTCGTAAAGGGCGCCGGTGTAGAGGTCTTGCTTTGTCGTCATGATGGATTACCCAACCGTTTGTTCGATCCAGGCATGGGCGTCTTCCTTCTTGGGAAGGCCTTTTGCCACGACAACCTTGTCAGCCTGCCGGATGATATCGAAGCCGCGAGAACCGACGTTCCAGCGCACGTCAAAGCCGGCCGTCTGCTTTTCTGCCTGCGGGCCAAGCTTCACAGGCCCAAGAATGGCTTGCACGTCCAGCGCCATATTGCGCACGGCACGAACATAAAGTTCGGCATAGAAGGCGTGATCCTCGGTGCGGATCTCGATGATTGCGCCGCTCCTGTCCGGTTCATTGGTCAGCTTGGTCTTTTCGAACTTGTGAGCGACATGCGCCCATGCTTCAGGATCAAGCACGTCGTCCAGATCCCATCCAACGGGCAGCACGACGGAATATCGCGCGTAGGCGTGTTCGGACATCTGGAGCGAGGCGGGCTTTACCCGCTTCAACTGTTCTTGTCGGGTCAGTTCTGCAACAGCGTTCATGCGTGGGTTTCTCCGTTGAAAAGGAAGCGGGCGACCGTGAAGCCGCCCGCCATGTTGTTAAAATCAGCCCGTATCGCCAATAAGCGTTGCGGGGCCGGTCGTGCCCTGCGTGCTGCCGGTATCGGTGATGAGACCGAAGCCAGCGCCGTGGACAACGTAGGTCGTCTGGCCGTTATTGGCCTGGACCTGGAGGAAATCGCCCTTGCGAACGCCCATATCGTAGGCATTGGCGAAGAAGCCGGCCACGTCCACGACATCCGAGAGAGCCCCGGTATCGTGATAGTGCCAAGTCCTGCCGCCAACGACGCCCTGCGAAACGAGCTTCATGCGATCTTTGCTATAGGTGGTCATGGTTCAACCTCCTTTAGATGGCCGACGCATCATGCAGGAACTGCACGATACCGGTCTGTTGCAGCATGACAGCGCCCGTGAAGGATGATGCGCGAGCGTACGAGTAGTCCTGCTCGTCATCGTAGCCGATCGCCGTATTCATCCCCTCGCCGGAGTCGAATGCGGAACCAACTGCGTCACGATGGAAGAAGTAGCACTTCTCGGACGCCGTACCGACGCCGGTCAGGTTCGGATGGAAGATCCAGTTGAACCCGGCCCAACGCAGAACACGGCGGGTAGCACCAGTCAGCGTCTTCACATCTACGTAATCTGCAGATGCAAATTCGGGGATCTGCATGAGATAGCCCCGGATGGCCGGCGTCATTACCGCCCACATCTTGTCTTCTTCTTCGACGGGAACCTCGTTCTCGCCAAGTGTGGTCACGGCTTTCGCCACGGCCGACAGGGACATGGTGGTTGCTGCGCCAAGGGTGGAGGTTGCCGTGTCGAGGACGTTGATAATGTCCTTATCGATACGGCGATTGAGGACTTTCTTCGTCGTCTCCTGCATGAGACGGCGCTGGTCGCCCTGAGACTGGAAGATGTTGAATCGCGTTTTGCGAACCAAATCATGCCATTCAGTGAGCGTTGCGGTGCTCTGCGTCATATCGTCGGCACGAGCCGGGATAAGACCGTTGACACCACGGGTTACGGCGGTAGCTCCACCGGAACCGGCGACCAGGAACGTTGCCTGATTGCCTTTGATGACTGCTTCAGTGACCGTCGTCTGACGGAGCCAGGACATGCCTTCTTCGAAGGTAGCAATAAGTTCCTGACGGTATTGGATCTGCGGGGCCGTATCGGCCATGATGAACACCTCATCTTGAATTTGACGGGTGCCATTGCGGTCGGATTGTCCTTGTCCAACGCCTCTGCGGGTTGCCCTCGAAAGGGGCCGCTTGGAGTTCCAAAGAGCCTACGAACAGCGGGGGTGGGTTTGACGCTTCTGCCGGGGCCTTGCGGGTTGTCCGGTTTCCACGTCGGTAGAGATCAGGCGCGATTGCGTGCCTGATATTTGCCGCGAGCCTCAAGCAATTCGAGGTAGCGCGATTGTTTCTTGGTATCCTTGTCATACGCGCGGCGATCCGTGCGCATCAGGGTTTCGATTTCCTTGATCTCGTCCTCAAGGCCCTTGCCGGAACCATCGGCGGACTCGACAACGGTTGCGACCGGATTGACTTCCTTGGCAATCGCCACGAGGAATTTCACCATGTCCGGATCGTCACCGATGATCCGACCATCAGCCAGCCGGCCGCCAAGAAGGCGATTGAACAACGAGCCCTCATTCTGAAGGTCAGAACCACCGGGGGCATAGGCAAACAGCGAGGAAATCGCATTGGTGTTGCGCTTGAATGCCGGTCCCCATTCTTCCTTGAGGGCCTGCAAGGATTGCGTCTTGTTGTCGTCGTCCTGTTGATCGATGGCAGCGGCGCGGGATTCCTCGTTCTTGAGATACCACGCATAGGCCTCATTCATGACAGACTGCGGAGCGCCGGCCTTGTGCATGGCCTCGGCAAAGTCGCCAGCGATCTGTTTGTCCTGATCACCAAGGGTAATACCGTTCGGTAGTGTCAGGTTTTCGACGTAATCCTTCGGGCTCTCCGGAACGCCGATGGCCTTTTGAAATGCCTTGATCTCTTCCGGTGGCGCATCCTTGCCGGGAATCTTGGTGAGCCCACCTTGCGAGAACTTCGCTTCCAGTTCACGATACATGCCATAGACGGCGGCGGGGTCAGCAATGCGCTCCAGGCGCTTCATTTCCCGCTCAGCGGCCTTCTTATCGCCGGCGGCTACGTGTTCGGCAAACTTCGCGCGCCAGTCTTCACCCCATGCTGGCTTATGTTCCGGCTCTGGCTTTTCCTGGTCGCCACCGGCTGCGATTGACTTTACCGGTTCCGGAGAAGATGCAGGCTCCGGAACAGGAGTAACCGCCTGCGGTGCTGGATTGGGCGCCGGCTCCGGTGTGGGCGTAACTTCGACTGGATTCTGGTTTTCATCGGTCATGCGTCGGTTTCTCCGGGTTTTCTCAAGTCATCGGGTTTGCTCAACAGGACTTGCGTAATCAGGACGGCAACGCCCCTGCGGCCCTGCCTGTAAGCAGCAACGTCGGGCTGACCCGGCGCGAAGGTGTCGAGAGATGCACCGCAAGCGCGGTGAATGATCCAGCTCAACGCCCGCTTCTGTTGGTCTGATGTGGCTTCACCGACCGCCACAGCCCTCAAGGCGCGGGCCTCATCAAGCGTCGGCTCTACGAATTGCCATGGTGCGACGACCGTCTGTGTCATTGGGCACCCATTGCAGCGTTAATGGCTTGCCCTGCCTTGCCGCCCTGTTCTGCTACCTGTCCAACGGAGGCGGCTGCCTGCATTTCGGCCATCATCTGCTGTTGCTGTGCGAGTTCTGCACGCTTCGCTTCGACGGCCTGGGCCGGATTAAACCATTTGGCTTTCCAGCCAGCCGCCCGCATTGCATCGCGGGTGCTTTCCGTCAGGTTGACGTTCTCCATCTGCGCTGGATCGAGTTGCGCTGCCGGCATGATGATACGGGTGAGAACGTCCACGAAGGTTGCCGCCTCGCTCTGCTCCGCCATATCGGCCAGCGGCGAGCGGAACGAGAATTTGATATCCGCCCCGCGCAGGCTGTCGGGCATTCTGTCGAGCGGGAATGCCCCGTGCGTCATCAGAACCTGAAATGTCAGGTCGCAAAGCGGTGCGTTGTAATCCTTCTCCACTGGTTCAAAGATTGGCGAGGCGCCGCGAATGTGTTCCTCGAGCCTTCTGCGAACCTCGAATGCCGTCATGTCCGTTCCGGCTTCAGGCAACTGGATCTTGTCAAGGAAGAAGGCGGCGCGGATATCTTCCCGCAATGCTTCGGCAATCTCAAACCCGATCGGCATGTTACCGGACTGCTGCGTTATCGGACGCAACACCTCGCCAAGCCGCTCGTCGTATTCCATATCGGCAATGGTAATGCCGCCTGCATAGAGCGGGAT